TTCTCACCCATATATATTTCTATTTCTGCTTTAGATTTAATACATCTATATTCTACATTATCTGATACATCACGATTTGCAATCCTACGACCCTTGAGGCAGCTGCTAAGATCTGTTTGAATCCGAGCCTCCTTGATCTCATTATTAACTAACATAAGTAAAGCTATAACCATCTCTTGCATTAGTGAGTTCCGTTTCTAAGTTTGTCTATAATTTTTTGCATCGCTATCATCTGCTCTTTAAGATGATCAATATTAACTTTGTTATATCTGCTAGCCTCTATCTCTTTTTCTATGCTTTCTATCTGAGATGCTAAATGTTCAATCAACATATACATCTCCAGGTTCTTAGGTTCTTGCTCAGCCTTTTTTAAAAGATCAGCCTGGAAGAGATGATCAGCAGTTTCTAATTTATTTAATCTTTCTATAACACCAAAGTATGCCCATACACCAACTGCCACTGCTGACACAATGGC